GCCGAGAACGTCTGGAGTGCGGCGGACCCGACCATCATCACGCGTTCGGGCATCGCGTACCGTCTGGCGGACGTGGCTGACTGGTGCAAGGCGACCAACTGTTTCTCGTACGGCTACGCCTGCGGCTACGAGATCGATACCGCCGACGATGTGCAACTCGTAAGCTGTTCGGCCGACTACAACGCCGCGATAGCAAGCACCTCAATCGGTTTTCGGATCAAGGGCACGGCCAAGCGGACGGCGCTGATCGGGTGTCAGGCGGCGGCCCAGAACGACGGCGTTTATATCGACACGACCGGCGGCGCCACGACACGGATCATCGGGTGCTCGTTCTGGTCGAATGACCAGAGCGCCATCAACGTCATCAACGGCCGGGCGCAGATCATCGGCTCCAGCATCTCCGCGTCACCGTACGGTGTCCTGGCCGGGGCCGCGGCGGATGATCTGGTCATCACCGGCAATTACTTCGAAACCTGCGCCACCTCGCCGATCTCGCTGCCGGCGGCGGTTCGCGCCATTTCCCGTGTGCGGGACAATGTCTTCTCGGGCTGCACTGATACGGTGGGTGATACCAACGTGGCGATGCGCGGCATCGTCGGCACCACGGCAGCCCTGATCATCGACGGCGCGGCGTCCAACAACAAAATCATCGACTGGCAGACAGCCGGGGTTACGCGCTGGAAGCTGTACACCAATGGCACTGCCGAGGCTGGCGCTGGCGTCGGCAGCGATCTGGCGATCAACCGCTACAACGACGCCGGGACGTTCCAGAACACGCCGTTCCTGCTCGAGCGGTCAACCGGAAACCTCGGCATCAACGGCTCGTCGTTTGGCTCCGGCGTCAAGGTGCTATTCATCGGCAACGGCACCGCTCCGAGCACCAACCCAACCGCCGGGGGCATCCTGTATGTCGAGTCCGGCGCCTTAAAGTATCGTGGAAGTAGCGGCACCGTGACCACCCTCGGAGCAGCCTAATGAGCGGCGATGAACTGCTGCTGCCCGTGGTGAGCACCCTGGACGGCACCGAGGTCTTTCGCGCCGTGCGGTCGTCGGGGGCTGCCGTGCAGGTCCCCGTGACTGCGGTGCGGGCCGAGGTCGGCGGAGAGGTTTCGGTCGCAGGCTACGGCGCGGCGGTCGATGGCGTGACGAACGACAGCACGGCAATCTCCGCCATGGCGACGGCGGCGGGTTTCGTGCGGTTCCCTGTCGGCAACACCTATGTCGCGGCCAGCATCACCATTGCCGTCCCGGTCATCTTCGATCAGGGCGCCTACCTCACGGTGGCCTCGACCTTCACGGTGACGTTCTCGTCGCGGGTCGAGAGTCCGCGCCAATACATTTTCCGTGGTTCGGGGCTGGTGTCGCTCACGGGCGAGGACAGCCGGAGGGCGCATGCCTCGTGGTTCGGTGCGTTCCCGAATGGGTCGGACTGCGCCGCAAACCTGAACGCACTCACCACCGCCATGGGCAACAGCCGTGAGGCACTGATCGAGTTCGATCCCGGTGTCTATCAGGTCAATTCCACGGTTACGTGGAACCGTGGCAGCCATCTGCTGGGGTCGGGCGACCGGCTGACTGTGTTCAAGAGCGGGAGCCTGACCGGCGATGTCTTCACCACCGCCGGCATCGCGTGCTGGTTCGAGCGTCTTCAGTTCGAAATCGACAGCGGGGTTGGCACCGAGCGCACCAGTGGGGCCTATCTCAACATCGCCCACGGCAACGCCATCGTTTCGGATATTGCGTTTGGTGGCGCTGCGGTCGGTGTCAAATTAGCCGCATCGAACAGCCACGCCCGCAACATCCGATGCCTTGTGGGCGGGACTGCCGGATCGGGCACGGCGACCGTCCTGGTGACTGCGAGTGATTGCACGGTGGATGATGTGCATCAGCTCGGGGGCGTCTACACCGGGCCGGAATACGTCGTGTCCGTCCGCAATGACAGCGCCGCCGTCAGCAACGTGACCATTCGGAACGTCTTCAACGGAACCGCCGGCTCGGGCGTCGGGATCGTCTCGAACGGCCAGTTCGTCTCGGGCATCTCGGTTGACAGCGTTCACCAGCGCACCGGCACGACCTCGCCGTCAGCGGTCACCATCAGCAACGTTGGCGCGCAGACCATCGATAGCGTTCGGGTTACCGATGTCTTCGTGAACGCCGCCACAACGGACGGCATCGTCATCAACAGCACCAATGGTGCCATCACCGATGTCCTGCTGGACGACGTGGTAACCCAGGCCATCAGCGGCACCGGCATCAAAATCACCAGGACCAGCGGCGCCGTCAGCGTCAAGATCGGCACGGTGGACGTGTCGCGCGCGGGAACGACGATTTCCCAGACTGGCAGCCCGACCGTGACGACCCTGGTGGACTCGGCCACCACCATCGCCATCGCCAGCGGCGGCACCGGCTCGATCACCCGGAAGGCGGCCAAGACGGCGCTCGGGCTGGTCTACGATGCCACCGTGCTGGATGACAACGTGATGATCGTGGACCTCGGCACGACGGTCTTCAATTTGCTGTTCGCGCTGAGCGGCAACGGCACTGGGGCGCCCAGAGGATTGTTCGCGGCGCGGGCGGCAACCGGCCCGTTCTGCGCCTCCATCGCCTCAACCGGCGGCACGGTCACCGCGACGACCGGGGCGCTCGCCGGCACCACCGGGGCCGATGGCACAGTCACCGTGTCGGCCGACACCACCGGCAAGCTGTACGTCGAGAACCGCTCTGGCAGCACCTACCGCTACACCGTCGCCGTCTTCGAGGCGCAGTCGTGAACGAGAGCCTGCTGCCGACGCGTCCCGTCTTGCTGGGGACCGAGGTGCTGCGCGGGGTCGGCCCTGACGGCAGTCCGCTGCGGGTGCCGGTGGCAGCCGTGCTCGACGCCGCCGAGGCGCGCTTTGCCACCAACGCCAAGATCGCGGCGCTGTGGCAGGAAGTCAGCGCGCTGGTCGACCGGCTGAAGGCGCTCGAGGACTGCTACGACGAACTGCCGGTGCCAACGGGCGCCGACCTCCAGCCGGAGATCGCGGCCCTGACCGCGCGCGTCACCCTGCTCGAAGCCGAAATCAAGACGAAGAAGGACAAATAGCGATGCCGGATTATTTCTATGAACCGGCGCGCGCGCTGCCGGCCAAGGCGCTGACCGCGACACCGACCGTATCGACCTCCGCCTATACCTCGGGCGACAACGTCGGCGGCAAGATCACGCTGTCGGACGTCTGCCGCGGCCAGATGGGCAGCGGGCTGATCCAGTCCGTCGTCATCACCAGCAAGAGCCTGCAGACGGCCACGTTCGACGTCGTGTTCTTCAACTCCGACCCATCGGGCTCGACATTTACGGACAATGTTGCTCAGGCGGTCGTCGATGCGGATCTCAGCAAGATCATCGGCGTCGCGCAATGCACGACGGTGGTGGCGCTGGCGGCCGAGAGCATCCATCAGGCGACCGGGCTGGCGCTGCCCTTCGCGCTGTCCGGCGGGGCGACCACGCTCTATGCCGCCATCATCGTGCGCGGCACGCCGACGCTGGGCAGCACCAGCGACATTTGGATCTCCGTCCGCGTGCTGCAGGATTAACCGACCCATGGGCCTGATGGGAGCGCGCCGGGCGGTGATCCTGCAGCGGCCGGTGGCGGCTGCCGTGGCGTCGCCATACCCGAGCGGCACGTCGCTGTACCTGGATTTCGTCAACGCGGTCTATGGCGCCAGCACGTTTGCGAGCGCCTCGCCGACGACCAGGACGCTGGCGCAGCTTGTCACAGGTGCTGTCACACCTACGGCCAGCGGCATGCTGATCGGGGCGGGCGATGACGTGACCGTGCCGCTGTCACCGGCGGTGCTGTCGGGCACGTGGTTCTCCAACACGGTCGGCACGTTCTACGTCGAAGCGGTCATTGCCTACGACGCTTCGGGCGGCTTCCCGCGCATCTGGGAAATGTCTGATGGTTCCGACGCCAACCGGCTGATCGCGCGCTACAACGGGGCGACCAACATCGGCGGCGTGGTGACCATTGGCAGTTCCGACACCGAGCTGGTCTTCACGCCCTACACGTTGGCCGTGAAATTCGCCATCGCGTACGACGCTTCCGGCATCGCTGTGTGCCTGAACGGCGGCACCGTCCAGACGGATGCTGCGGTCGTCCCGACGCTGACGGGGTTGCAACTTGGAAATCGAAATACGACCAAGAATAGGCAACTGGACGGCAATGTCAAAAAGTTCGCCTTCTACGTGACCAAGCTGTCCTCCGGCGCTCTGCAGACGCTGACGACCTGATCCGATGAAATACGATCCTACCGATCCGGACGCTGTCGCCTCCGAGGAGCGCTTAGCCGCGGTCAAACAGCAGCGCGATCTGGCCGACCTGCGCGCGGTGCTGGCTCTCGCTGAAGGCCGCCGCTGGATCTGGCGCGTGCTTGAGCAGACCGCGGCGTTCCGCGCCTCCTACGACCCGGACAACCCCATCCGCATGTCCTTCGCCGAGGGCCGGCGGAGCACCGGCCTGTGGCTGCTGGCCGAGCTTCAGCAGGCAGCGCCCGATGCCTTCCCGCAGATGATCGCGGAAACCTGGGCCACGTCCCAACTCCCCACCCCCCACGATGACGAGGACGAACACCTGAGATGACTGGAGCCGTACCAGCGGCTGAACCGGCTGCCACTGCGGCGCCCGGTAACGCCACCCTTTTGTCTGTCGGCAGTCCGCCCGCCGAGCCGACAACCCCACCGCCGACTGAACCGCCGAAGCAGCCCGAGCCGGGGCCTGAAGTCGACCCCGTCGAACCGCCCAAGGAAGGCGAAGAGCCCGAGGGCACCGAGCCGGAGGCCAAGGGTCCGCCGGACGAGTACGTGTTCGGCGCACCCGAGGGCGTGACGCTCGACCCGACCGCGGTCGAGGTGTTCACCCCGGTCGCCAAAGAGCTGGGCTTCACGCAGGAGCAGGCGCAGCGCGTCGTCGACGTCTATGCCCAGCTCCGCCAGCAGGAGGCCGAGGCGAACGCCGCTCTGCGCGATCAGTGGGCCAGACAGGTCGTCGCCGACAAGGAACTCGGCGGCGCCAAGATGGTGCAGCAGGTCGAGGCGGCCAACAAGGTGCTCAAGCAGTTCGGCACGCCGGGGCTCAACGAGGTCCTCCAGGCCACCGGGCTCTGCAATCACCCCGAAATGGTCCGGCTGCTGGCCCGCGTCGGTGCTGAGTTCGCCGACGACACCCACACCACCGGCAGCGGCCAGCCCGTCCAGGGCGAGGACTTCGCGACCGGATTTTTCCGCAAAATGCCCAAGCTCGAAGGGGTCAGCTAAATGGCTACAATCGGAACCACTGCGCTTACCCTTATCGATTGGGCTAAGCGCGTCGACCCCAACGGCAACACCGCCGATCTGGTCGAACTGCTCAACACCAGCAACCCGATCCTGACGGACGCCGCGGTGGTTGAGGGCAATCTGCCGACCGGGCACCGAACCACGGTGCGCACCGGTCTGCCGGCCGTGGCATGGCGCCTCCTGAACTACGGCATTCAGCCCAGCAAGAGCACGACGGTCCAGGTCGACGATACGGCCGGTATGCTCGAGGGTTATTCTCAGGTCGATAAAGATCTGGCCCAACTTAACGGCAATACAGCGTCGTTCCGCATGAGTGAAGACCGCTCGTTTATTGAGAGCATGTCTCAGGAAATGGCGAGCACGCTGTGGTACGGCAATACGGCGACGGATCCCAAAAAATTCCTCGGCCTGTCGCCGCGCTATGCCAGCCTGAGCGCTGCCAATGCCGACAACATCATCGACGGCGGCGGCACCCAGACCGACAATGCCAGCGTCTGGCTGATCACCTGGAGCGATCAAGCGACGCACCTGATCTTCCCGAAAGGCAGCGCTGCTGGCCTGCAGTCGCGCGACCTCGGCGAGCAGACGCTGATCGACGCGGCGGGCGGCCTCTATCAGGGCTATCGGTCGCATTACAAATGGAATGTCGGCATGTCGGTGCGCGACTGGCGCTACAACGTCAGGATCTGCAACATCGACGTTTCCAACCTGATCGCTGAAAGCTCCAACGCGAACCTGATCAAGCTGATGGTGCGCGCCACCCACCTGCTCCCGAGCGAGGGCATGGGCCGGTCGGTCTTTTACGTCAACAGGACCGTTTCGACGTGGTTGGACCTGCAAATGATGAACTCCACCAACGTCAACCTGACGCTCAGCCAAGCGGCCGGCGAGAGCGTGATGTCGTTCCGCGGCATCCCGGTGAGACGCTCTGACGCTTTGCTTTTGACGGAAGCCCGTGTGACATGACGTGTAACCACGGAAAGGCGTAACCACGGAAACAAGGAAACACGACATGTTCATGGACAGGCAAAACCTCTTCAGTTCGGCGCAGGCGGTCACGACAGGATCGACCGCCAGCACGGACGTCATCGACCTCGGCAGCGTGCGCGACATCGGTGCGGGCGAGGAGCTCGAGGTCATCGTCGTGATCGATACGACCTTCACGAGTGGTGGCTCGGGCACGATGGACTTCAAGCTGCAGACCGACAGCGCGGTCGGTTTCGGGACCGTGACGACGTTGTTCAGCACGGGCGCCATTGCCGTTGCAACGCTCGTTGCCGGCTACTCCGTCGCGCGGTGGAAAATCCCGAGGGGCGTCTCGCGCTATCTGCGCATGCAGTACGTGGTCGCCACGGCCGACATGACGGCCGGCACCATCACCTCTGGCATCTCGATCGGCAGGCAGGACACAGCGGTCTACGCCGACGCACTGTAACAGGAGAGACGAATGGCCCAGTATCGGGTGATCAAGAAGAGTTACATCCATGACCGGCTCTACGAACCGGGCGAGGTCGTGGAATACGATGGCCCGGCCGGGAGCGGCCTCGAACCGATTGGCAACGAGAAGCGCGCCCCGGAGCCAAGCCGCATCACTGGCATGCCGGGGCCTGATCCCGGCTCGCCACCGCCGCAGTCTCAGGGCAAGAGCGAGTATGACGAGGGCGGCCCAAATCGCCAGACCGCGATCCGCGAGTACGATGAGAAGCGGCTTGCCGATCAGGAGAACGATCAGGTGCCGTCTACGGAACCGCAGGCGCTCGCGCGCGCGGACGAAGCCGCGGGCAAGCACCAGACCGACGCCGAAGACCCGAAAATCCAGGCGCGCAACGAGGCCATCACCGGGCCGCTGCCGGGCGATGTGCCTGTGCCGGCCACGGACGAAGGGCCGAAGCGGAAGTCTTCGAAGGCGCACGCCGAAAAGCCTGCGGAGGAGTAAATGGCAAGCAGCGAGGTCGAAATTGCTAACCTCGCGCTGAGCCACGCGGGGGCTGGCGGTCCTATCGCCAGCCTCTCCGAGTCCAGCAACGAGGCGCGGGAGTGTCTGCTCCACTATGCGAGCTGCAGAGACACCATCCTGCGCAGTCACCAGTGGAACTTCGCGCTCCGTCAGACCGCGCTCGCCGACACGGGCGTCAGCGTCAGCGGCTGGGCCTATGTGTACCAGTTCCCCAGCGATGCGCTCGACATCCACGCCGTGCGCGCCGGTGGCTATGATCCGAATGCCATCATCTGGAGCACGGAAACCCTGCCCGCCAGTTTGGGCACGGCGGTGCTCTACCCGCCGGTCCCGTACGCTGTCGGCGTGGCGTCTGACGGCATGGCGCGCACCATCCTGACCGACGCCTACGAGGCCTATGCGACCTATACCGCCGCGGTGACCAGTGTCCCGACGTTCGATCCGCTGTTTACGGATGCGCTGACGTTCCTGCTGGCAAGCCGCATCATTCCCCGGCTGACCGGCAAGCGGGACGCCATGGCGGAATGCTATAAGCTCTACCAGACCGTGCTCGGCGCGGCCATGACACGCGATGCCAACGAGGCGGCGCCGGCCGCGGTGCCGGAACCGGATTTCATACGAGCGAGGTACTGACGTGGTCGATAACCAACACCGTCTCGTAAAAGGTTATAGGGACCTGTCCGAAGACGAAATCTCGCTGATGAACCGCATCAAGGCGTTTGAGGGCGAGGTGGCCGACTTGCTCAAGGAACTGGACGCGGCAGCGTCGGGCGATCCGACAGCGGGGCGTTGGGCCAGTCTGGCGCGGACCAACCTCGAAACGGGGTTCATGTACGCGGTCAAGTCGGTGGCTCGACCTGACGGCGGGATCGGGCGCAAGTCCTAAGCACTGATGGTCAGGCCGTACACCAACGCGGTTCCGCAGCGGAGCTTCAGCGGCGGGGAGCTTGCGCCGTCTCTCCATGCCCGCAGCGACCTCGCCAAATACTCGTCTGGCGCCAAGACGCTCCGCAACATGTTCGTCCACGCCCATGGCGGCGCCAGCAATCGTCCCGGCACCAAGTACGTTGCCGAGGTCAAGAACTCGGCCGCGCGGGTCCGGCTGATCCCGTTCCAGTTCAACACGAGCCAGACGTACGTTTTGGAATTTGGCAATTTGTACATGCGGGTTTACACGGGCGGCGCCCAGGTCCTGCTGGCCGGCGTGCCATATGAAATCGTCACGCCGTACACCACCGCCGACCTGCCCACGCTCAAGTTCGTCCAGAGCGCCGACGTCATGACGATCGCCCACCCGTCCTACGCCTCGCGGAATTTGTCGCGCACCGGGCACACGGCGTGGACGCTCAGCACCATCAGCCTTGCGCCGGCTCTGGCGGCACCGGCCGGGCCTGTCGCGACGCCGACCGCCGGCACCGGGGCGGGCGCCTCAATCACGTTTTCGTACAAGGTCACCGCAGTCAACACAGGGACACTCGAGGAGAGTGTCGCGAGCGTCGCAGCCACGTGTTCCAACTTCGCGCTCAATCCGGCGACCGGCACGTTCAACACGATCACGTGGTCGGCCGTCGTCGGGGCGGCCAAATACAACATATATAAAGAGACCAATGGCGGCGGCATCCACGGCTACATCGGGTCGGCGACCGCGCTGACGTTCCTGGACAGCAACCTGGCCGGCGACGAGGCCGACACGCCGCCGGAGACCCGCGATCCTTTCGCCGCGTCAAATTTCCCCGGTGTCGTCACCTATCACCAGCAGCGCCGCGTCTTTGGCGGATCGACCTCGGCGCCGCAGACGGTTTGGATGTCGCAATCCGGCAACTACCAGAACTTCAACGTCTCGTCACCATCGCGCGACGATGACGGCGTGACATTCACTTTGGCATCGCCCCTGGTCAACGAGATCCGGCATTTCGTGGCGCTCAACGACCTGCTCGTGCTGACGTCGGGCGGCGAGTTCAAGGTCACTGGCGGCGGCTCCAGCGGCGGCGATCCAATCACGCCCAGCGCTGTGCTCGTGCGACCGCAAGGCTACCGTGGGTGCAGCCACGTGCCGCCGCTCGTGGTCGGCGAAACCGCGCTGTTCGTTCAGCAGAAGGGCAGCATTGTCCGCGATCTCGGCTATTCGCTGGAGTCCGATGGCTATACCGGCAACGACCTCAGCGTGCTCGCCAACCACCTGTTCGAGAGCAACACGGTCACCGAGTGGGCCTATGCGCAGGCGCCGCACAGCATCGTCTGGGCGGTCATGGCGGACGGCGCGCTGCTGAGCCTGACATACCTCAAGGAACATCAGGTCTGGGCATGGTGCCAGCACGACACGGAAGGCACGTTCGAGAGCGTGGCCGTGGTGTCTGAGGGCTCAGAGGACGCGGTCTATGTCTCGGTGCTCCGGACGCTGAATACCGGCGGGCCGACCCGGTTCATCGAGCGCTTCCAATCCCGCATCGTGAACGACATCGAAGACGCTTACTTCGTCGACTGCGGGCTGACCTATGACGGCATCCCGGCGACCACGATCAGTGGTCTGACCCACCTCGAGGGCGAGGAGGTCACGATTTTGGCCGATGGCAGCGTGTCGCCCGCGCAGACGGTGACCGGCGGCACTATCACCCTGCCGCACTCGGCATCGGTCGTGCATGTCGGGCTCGGCTATACCGCGGAGCTGCAGACACTCGACCTCGACCTCAGCAGCCTGCGCCAGTCGGCCAATGCGCGGCGCCGGGTGACTGAGGTGCTGGTCAAGGTCGAGCGGAGCCGCGGCCTGTGGGCTGGGCCGGATGTCGATCACATGACCGAGGTCAAGCAGCGCGACTTCGAGCCGTACGGCGATCCGATTGCCTTGTTCACGGGCGACTTCAAGTTGAGCATTCCGCCGAGCTGGGGCAGGAGCGGCTCGATTGTTCTCCAGCAGCGCGACCCGCTGCCGCTGACGGTGCTGGCCGTCATTCCGGAGGTGGATGTTGGGGGCTAGGCTCGAGGTCGTTCCGGCGACCGCGGAGTATGGGCGCGCGGTCGCGGCGTCGATGCGGCCGGCGGACATCGCCGAGGTCTGGGCGCTGGCGCACCATTCGCCGCTGCAGGCGGTCGATCTGTCGCTGGCCGCCCCCGGCGAGCAGCTTGCGTTTATTGCGGATGACATGCCGATGGCAGTGTTCGGCTGTTCCGCCACGGCAATCAACGGCATCGGCACGCCGTGGCTGCTGGGCGCGGTCGGCGTCGAGCGCCATGCCCGGCAGTTCCTCCGCCTGGGCCGCGCCCACGTCGCGCGCTGGGCGGCCGAGTACGACGACCTGATCAATGTCGTGGACGAGCGGAACCGGGATAGCATCCGCTGGCTGCACCGGCTCGGCTTCCACTTCGAGGCGCCGGTCCTGCTCGGGCCGGATGCGTGTTTATTTTTGCCGTTCCATTTGAGGCGTTCCGATGTGTGAGCCGGTAACCCTGACAGCCCTTGGCGCCGGCATCGCGGCCTATGCCGGCACGACCGCGACGGTGGTCGGGCTCGGAACCCTGGGCACCCTGGCGGTTGCGTCGACCGTGGCGTCCGGCGTCATGGCGGCCGGCGGAGCGATCAAGCAGGGACAGGCGGCCAAGGCGCAGGCCAGGTATCAGTCGCAGGTTGAAAGAAACAATTCGCAAATTGCCACCTGGCAGGCGCAGGACGCGGTCGACCGGGGCAAGATCGCGGAGCAGCGGCAGCGTCTCCAGGTCGCGAGGCTGGCAGGAACGCAACGCGCCACCTTCGGATCGAGTGGCGTAGAGCTAAGTTCCGGCTCGCCGCTCGACGTGCTGATGGACACGGCACAGTTGGGTGAACTTGATGCTTTGACAATCAGAAGTAACGCAGAAAGAGAAGCCTATGGCTTCAGGGCGCAGCAGGGCAACCTGATGGCGCAGAGCGGGCTGACCCAAATGGCCGGGCGCGATGCCGTCCAAGCCAGCTACATCGGGGCCGGCTCCAGCCTGCTGAGCAGTGCTGCGACGGCCGGGGATCGGTTTGCAACCTATCGTTATTACAGGGGCGGCAAATGATCGGAGTACGCCTAAAGTCCGCTAGTAATTCTCGCAATATCCCGGCATACTGGTTGGACACGGCGCGGCGCGGCACGGCGCGGTGGGGCGAGTCAGGGCTAGTTGCGGCACGGCTAGGCAAGGTTAGGCTAGGCATGGACGGGGACGCTGGAAACGGCGTCCCCTTTTGCATGACGGAGTCTGTCTGATGCCTCGCGTTCCGACGTACGAAGGGCCGACCGTCGCACCATCGCCGCTGCGCGTCAGCCAGGACATCCGCGCGCCGGCCGGGGCGTTCGGCGCCGGCACCGCCCAGGCCTTTGAGCAAGCCGGCCAGCAACTCGGGCAAGTGGCATCGCTGATCGACCGCCGGGCCGAGCAGCACGCCAAGGAAGATAGCGAGCTGGCGGCCTTCAACGCCTACACCGAAGCCAGCCAGCGGACGCAAAAGCTGTTCTACGAGGGCGACAACGCGATCTATCAGCGGCGCGGCGGGCAGGCGATTGGCTCCAGCAACGAGGCCGCGACCGAGTTGAAGCGGATCGGCGAGGAAACCGGCACCGGCCTGACCAGCCCTTACGCCAAGATGCAGTTCGACAAGCTGTGGGCGCG